GACCAGGGGCATTTTCAGTATTATCACCACCACGACCACCGCCAACAGCAGTTACACCAAAAGCAGACGAGTCACCACCATTACCAGGAACAGGGGTACCATAACTTACTCCAGCAGTACCACCAAGACCAACCGTAATAGTATATGTTCCAGATAGACTAGATACAGTACCAGATAAAACACCACCAGCTCCACCCCCACCGCCAGAACCAGCACCGCCACCAGCTACTACTAAATAACTAAGTGAAGAAGCTATATTTACAGAAGAAGTGGTTAAAAAAGCATTAATAGCGGCGAACATTATGGTGTATAACCTTGTGTATAAGCACCGTACCAATTTGTACCATCAGATACAAAAGTTAAAATATCCATTTTGCCAGCAGTAGCTGTAATGGTTGGTGCGCCAGTAGTAGCCCATTTAACACCAGTAAATGTAGCCGTACCGTTGCCTGTAGAAGCCGCTTGTTTTAATAACAAGATAAATGATTTACCAGCGGTTGTTGTAGGCATAGTAAATGTACAAGCTGTAGAAGCAGTTAATGTAGCAGTTTGAACAGTACCGTTAGTAAGACTAATAGTATTTGTAGTCGTAACTGTACCAATAGCTACAACGCTTTCTGTGTAGTTTGTAATCGTAGGATTATTTACTGTTGGAGTAGTTAATGTAGCGTTAGTTAAACCACCTGTTGATGTAGCAAATTCTGCTAATACGCTTAGGTTACGTGGAATAGTCATATTAAGCCTATGGAATCATTGATGGGTCTAAAATATCGCCAGTGGTTTCGTCTCTCATAGCATGAATGCAGTAAGCAACAGTATTATCTTCTAGCGCTACCAATTCGTGCATCTTATCTTTATGGATAAAAATCATGTGTGGTGCTTTAAATTCTGTAGTATTGCCTTCAACAATTACTTGTAACGAACCCGCAGCTAATAAAGTTAAGTGGTCAAACTGATGCGTATGACCTTGCTCAACATCGCCTTTTCTTTCAAAGTGCATTTGACGGCTATACAGATTTGAAACGCAACCAAGTTTTACTTTTGGAGTATTCATTACACTATTGTTGTTTGAATTATTTCAGTTTCGTTTGTTTTAGATAATATTAAGTCAGCAGAACTTTGAGAAATATCACCAGCAGCAACAAGCATTTCTAATATTTCTTTAGTCTGTGCTTTATTTTTTGGTTGTTCTAATTCAATTTTTGCTGTTTTAATAGTATCGGTTTTGTCGTTATCCCATTTAACACGCTCTAATAATGTTAACTTTTCTCTAACATCTTTTGATGCCCATAAAACTGGAGCAGGAGTAGGAGCTTGTACAACAGGTTTAACTACTTGCCCATTAACCCAACCGTCACCATTCTGCGCATCATCTGGAACTTGTGTGTCATAAAACACTGCAACATCTGGGTGATAATGTTTTTCTGGGTCCCCACCTTGACAGATGTCACGAATTTTGTTTTCTTCAATCCATGCGTATTTCATATTAATAACCTTCTGTATAGTAGAAAATTACTGCACCAGCACCACCTGCTCCACTAGTAGCAGAAGCGTTGTAGGCATTACAACCACCACCGCCGCCACCATTGCCGCCGTTACCGCCCTGACCACCACCACCGTTATTGGCTGAGTACCCGCCACCGCCGCCACCAAAACCACCATTACCACCATTGTAGTTACCAGTAGCATATGCAACTCCGCCACCACCACCGCCAAATCCGCCATTGCCACCAGGACCATTATATGCACCTCCACCACCACCGCCAGGACCGCCATTGCCTCCAGAAACGTTATTATTAGCATTATTTCCGCCGCCGCCACCGCCATTTAACGCCCAATATTGTAAAAATGTGGCAAGAGGAATTGTTCCTGATCCACCTGATGTAACAGAGGTGGATGTGCTATTTGCATTTTGACCACCAAACGGTCCGCCGCCAGAACCGCCATTTGCGGCGCTTGTTGAACCGCCACCACCACCGTAACTTGCACCACTGCCGTTTTTTAAACCACCACCGCCAGTACCATATGGTGCAGCATTATTAACATATCCTCCACTACCACCAAAACCACCGCCACCCATACCATAGTGGGCATTACCTGAATTTCCTGTTCCTGCAAAACCGCCATTACCGCCAGTACCATAAATAGAACCCGCACCGCCCCCGCCCGTTCCTTGAGCTTGAGAAGCAGCTGCGCTACTATATCCGCCATACCCACCCGTAGCAGAATAATATTGCCTTAAAGAAGTTGATGCAGTTCCTGTACCTGGAGTACCTGCAGTAGTATAATCATATCTTCCCGCTGCACCACCAGTAGCAGATAATAGTGACCCATAAGAAGAAGTGCCACCAGCGTTTCCATTTAAATTGCTTGAAGTAGTAACTGCTGCGCCACCAGATCCTACAGTAATTGTAGAAAGTAGCTGTCCAGGAATAACTTCAATAATTCCCTGAGCGTACCCACCACCGTCTCCTCCTCTTGCATGGCTACCATTATATGTCTGAGCAACAGCGCCAGACCCACCACCACCCCAAACACAAACCATCATTTGGTATACGTTTTGTGGAACAATAAAATCGTTATAGGTACCAGCAGTTAAATAAGCACGGTATTGTAACCATTGTGGAGGGGCTACACGGGTAGCATAATTAGGTGGCAACGCTATGCCATACATTCCCTTATTCATCTTAGTAGTCTCCGCCTGATGCAGTTACACGAACACCTGTTTGAGTCACAGAAGTTGTAGCTCTTAAAGAATATCCAGTAGGTAAATTAATTGGTAATAAATTAGGTTGTGTATTGCTTGAAATTAATGCTTGAAACGCAACTGCCGTAGTAGATGATGTAATTGCTATAACAGGAACTTGTGCATAAAGAAAATAACTAGAACCATCATAGATAAATAAATTTACAATACTTGCTACTGTAGTAGCCACACCTTGAACCTCAATATAATCAATACGTGAACCACTAGAACCAGCGGTAAATACTGTTCCTACTGTAGACGGAGCAGTTAAAGAGGTATCAGCCGTTGTTAAAAGTGCTGAACCTATTTTGGGGGTTGATGCGTATTGTGCAGATGTTGACATTATTACTCCTTAAATTAATCCAAAACCGCTTGCGGCTTGTGAAGGCGGCGTATTTCCACCATTAAACATTGTTACAAATCCCTGCGCTCCACTAACAATACTTTGCCAGCTGGGAACAGAAGACCCATTACTTGTTAATACTTGCCCTGTAGTTCCATTAGCAATAAATCCTGTTGTACTGGTACCAGTTTGATATAGTATTTGGCTAGCAGCTCCGCCTGTTATAGCACTAGCAGTGCCTACATTACTAACAGAAAATGCAATAGTTTCAACAATATCACCAGCGCCAGCTGCGGTTGCTAGTACAACAGAAGTACCATTAGACGCTGTGTAATCTGAAGCGTTTAGTAATACACCGTTTAAAAAGACTTCTACATATCCTACTGTATAAGTTACGCTAAACGTGGTTTGACCGCCTGTAGCTGTAAATGAAGTTCTTGTATAAGCACCTGTAACAGATACTGCAGACCAAGTTGGAGGAGAACTAGAACCAGCAGAAGTTAATACTTGCCCAGCCGTACCATAAGAACCATTAAACGCAATAGCATTTGTTGGTTGAATAGTTATAGCATCATTTGCGTTGCTATTAGTTACAATATGGATTGGGTTTGATGCTGTTGTACCAAGTGCAAGATCAGTATTTACTGCATAAACATAAACAGTATTTGCTTGGTTTAAATTGCTAGTACCAGTAAAGTTGGAACTATTCATTCCAAAATCACCATAGTACGTTGTTGCTGTACCTAGGTTGTTACTTACAATAAAGTCGGTAGAGGCTGCTGTTCCACTACTTGTATTTTGTAAGATTAATTGCCCATAACTGTTTGTGCTAGTTGTATAAGAAGCAAATATATCTGTATCTGAATAGCCTAAAGTACCGTAAGAATATGCTCCATTTGCAGCGCTTGTACTAATAGTTTTGGTAGCTACATATGATGGAGAACTTAAGTTAGCGCCATTATAAATTAATGATGGGTCTGTATTAATAACAGATGAACCTGCGCCATAAAGTAAGTATCCAGAAGTAAAACTTATTGAACCCGTACCGCCAGATGAAACAGGTAATGTACCTGTTGTTAAAGCGGATGTAGATGTTGCGTATACAGCCCCACCAGAAGTAAACGAAGTTAAGTTTGTTCCACCTTTGGTAGTTGGCAGCGTACCTGTAGTACCTGTAGTAAGCGGTAATCCAGTAGCATTAGTTAATGTAGCGGAAGCAACTGTACCAAGAGCTGTAGCGTTCCCACTTGCATCTAAATTAACAGACTTTCCAGATGGGTAAGTAACAAATACTGTTACAGCACCAGAAAACGTAACTGCACTTCCAGAATTACTAGAAGATAAAATAGTTGTGCGAGTTAGTGTAGGGCCTGTAGTAGAGTATGTACCAATACCTACTTCCCAGTTACCTGTTGCATCAAAAGCACTGTAGTAAGTTGTATTTCCGTTACCAACAGCTGCAAACGATTGATACCCAGTAGCCGTACTCGATAAAGTAAAGCTTACTGTGGTATTCGCCGTTCCAGTTTGCTGGATACGATCCGCTAGTATTAACGCCATATTAGGCTCCTATTAGCCAGCTGCTGATAAGGTGTAGCTTACGTTAATTGTATCGCCAGAAGCAACTGTCTTTGAACCAGCAGTAAAGTCGCCAGCACTAAACAATACGCCAGTAGTGTTATCAATTGAAGAAGAGCCGCCAACGTTAATAAATGCGCCAGCAACAGTACCAGAACCAGTCATAGTAAATGTAACCGCAGCACTTGTAGTTAACACTGATGGGTTAGCAGAAGTAGCAGAGCTAAAAGTTGGAGTCTTACGTGTACCAGAATATGTAGGAGCATTAGCATTACCAACTTCTAACCAAGTACCGTGGCTAGATTGTGTGTCTGTATATGCTGGAGTACCTGTACCCATTAAACCCATAACAATTGCGCCACCACCAGTGTTTGCAAAGTATGAATTCATTAAGTTAGCACGACCTACGTTAGTAACGAGGTTTTCAATTTTATCGGTCCATTTTAAATTGCCCTGTGCATCGTAGCACTCAGCAGTATATGTACCTTGCAAGCCAAACATTTCGGTCTGACCAGCGCCACGGGTAACAGTCGCTTCTACGCTGTCTCCGAATTTTGCTTGTTCATTGCTCATAAAAACTCCTTAAGTAAATCGAATAATAGCGGTTGTCGAAGTAGCCGCTGGGAATGTTACAGTAAAACTATTTGTTGGCGTTTTATCCGCCCCAAAATCCAAGACCGCAACTGCCGCATTAGTAGTGCTATTATAGATTAATGCACCCCTAGTAGTAAAGCTAGCTGGGTTCCAAGTTACGTTTGCAAATGATACATAGGCAGTCTGGTCACTACTAGCTGGAACTATAGGGGTTAACACTTTACCCCCCGCAGTATACCCAGTACCTGTAACCTCACCTGTTGTGGTATAGGTAGTGGTAGCATAGGATAAATTTGCATTAGCCGTATATAAAGCAATCTTATAAACATAAGAAGTTCCAGCGGCAAAGTTTTCCGTCCCGCTTAAACAGTTTTTCTTAAATACGGTGCATTGGCCTTGTTGAATTGTCATATGACCACATTACCTTTAAGATTAGTATTGAGCTTAGTTTGCCCATCACGGTAAGCATCCCCACGTTCAAGACCATTACCCAACCGAACAAGAAGTGACAGAGCCTCTGAATAGCGATCTTTGTAGAAAGAAACTGTATCAGCTTCAGACTTTAGAAACGCTGCGGCTTCAAGTAATGATCCGTATAACAAAACAGAGTCAAAGTTGTCCCCAAGCCAAGTAGTTCCTGCTGTAACAATAGATTCTGGGTAGTAGAAATAATGTAGTTCTACAGTATAGTTAGCATTTGGAGTAGGCCCCAGAATAAAACTTAATTCATTTGGGTAGCTAAACTGAGAGCCAAATAGTGCGTAGTATTGTGGAAGCCCAGTTTCTGTAGAGTTAGGATATGCTTCACGCATAAAATTAACGTCTTTATTTAAAAGATACGTGTAATTCTCGTTTGAAGTCCCTGGGTTTTCAACAATTGCTACTGAATAAGTAGCAAGGTAATCGTTAGGGGCAGATAAATACTTATTACCCAACGTTAACAAACCTGTTACGTTTTTCCTTAGAGGCGGTAATTGAACTGAGTTATAAATGCGTTGCTCAGCTTGTTTTACAAATACAGGAATGTTTTCTACAAATCCACCTGCAGAAGTATCATAGTCTTCCGCATAGGCTTCAATAGCAGCAACAAGTTGAGTGTAAGTTATTGCCATACGGGTTTACCCTACTAGGCCATTGGCCCACGAGATGTGAAGCCTTTAGTTGCCGCACCAGCACCACGTTGTTTAATGCCTGAGGTTTTTGGCTCTGAAGTAATATTACCAGCACTTACTCTACGAGCTGGCATACCACCAGGAGTAGACTCGTTGGCTGGCATAGAGTTTGGATCTGTAGCATAGCAAACACCCAAATCAATATCTGAGCTACCAGTCATAGTGTGTGGCTTAGCATAGATGCTGGCTTGACCAACTTCTTTACCGCCCTTTTTCATAGAGAATTTAGCCATGATTAACGACCTCTTCCAGATTTCTTTTGATTAGCTACACGGGCAAGATTACGCCCAACATCTTTCATAGCCATAGAACTAACACCCATTTTCTTGCTAGCACCTTTCAAACCCAATACTGATGGGCCTGAGTCGCCTAAATTTTTACCAACAGTTTTGCCTTTGGATTCAATACCATTAGCGCCTTTTTTGAATGACATATACTTCTCCTAAGTTGTTGTTACTGATACTGTACCTACTTGTGTAACTGCAATCAAGTAGTTTGGTGTTAAAACAGTATCAAACTGACTTGCCCCTCCAACAGGGTTCCAACCCCATTGAAATACCCTACTACCTTCTCCTTGGTACCCTACTTCGGCAACACTAGTGCCATTACCATTTAAAGTCTGCAACCCACTTACCCCAGAAGCTAAATAGCTTGTATCAGGTCTTGGATTCCGCACTGCTTGTGGGTCATCAACTGGGTATAAACCTAATGATAACTGCGGCTGATCTGGGTCCCAACACGTAGGGCAAACTAAAATATTCTTTATTTGCTGCTTAACAACCAGCTTTTTAAGCTGCTTTAATTTATATTGCTGACCACATCGGTCACACATGGCAATTGCATATTTGCCACTACTAAATTTATTTCCCATGATTAGCTATAAAACAAAGACCTAGGAACAAAACGAACAGGAGCTTTCTCCCTATCTTCTGTAGATGCCATTAACCATTGTTCTTCATATTCTTGTTTTAGGAACTGTAAACGAGGCTGTCCTTCTGGAACCTTTTGAGCTAGATAAAACGCTAATCCAGCCACCATACAAGGCAATAGACGGAAAGGTATGTCTTGCTCTGTAGAACCATTACCAGCGTCTTGTATACGTCTCATACGCCAATAAATGAATGTATAAGGTGCTCCACCAGCATCGGGGGTAGGCCAGACATTAATTGAGTTTAAATTTTGAACTGATACTGAGTCACTAACGAAGTGATTTGCAACTAAAGTATTATTTTGAGCACGATAGCAATTAACTAACTGCGCACCGTTTGGGTACAAAGTAGTTGGCAAAGGTACTAAATTGGCGTAACCAATAGTCTCTTGACCTATCTTAACGAACCCGCCGCTAGCTAATTGACTACTATCACTAACATTAATTGTTGTATCTGTAGTGCTTACGTTAGCTGTTACTGTTGCATTTGTAGTATTAATCTGTGCTGTTTGACGATTAATCCATACTTGGATTGGGCGACCCTGGGTCAATTTATTAGGTATTGTTGAGTAAGTTGACTCGGAAATACGACTAATATTAATATCAATCTGGTTACTAGACGAGCCATTGTTTTGTCTAACAACCGTGTCTAAAAGGTCAATAGTATCGTCAGGAACAGGATATAAACTCTGTCCAGTAACTAAATTTATTTGACCTTGCTCAATAGTCCATAGGTTAATACCACGATTAGCCCATTCAATAGTCAATAAATTAAGACTCCTACGAGCTGTACGCAGGTCATAACCAGAACGTAATTGCGCACCACAACGCTCAAAAGCCTCTTCTACGAGGTTATTTAAGTCTAAATTAAATGTGGTTACGCCTGATGTGCTCACTTTTTAAGCCCTTTAAGCGTTTCAGCAAGACGTGCTCTTTGCCCCAGTTTACCTGGTTTTTTGGTTGCTGCAGCCAATTTGTTAGCTGGAATTTTTTTACCAGCAGGAATACCTAACTCAGCTTTTAATGCGCCAGGTTTCTTAATTGCTTCTTGAATCCATTTTTTAGTTGCCATTATTTAGCTGCCCTCATGTTATCTACAAGGTTTGGGTACGGTCTACCAGCCGCTTTAGCCATAGCTTTTGCCTTTGCTTTTTTTGCTGGAGTTAGTTTTTTTGGTTCGCCAAGTCCTTTTGGACGGGGTTTATCCCAAACTTCACCACCTTCTTTATACTGAGTAAAGTCTGTGTTATCACGACGAGATTTTTTAGTGCCACTAGGCATCTTTGATGGAGCGATTGCGCCCATTCCTCTACTTGGTCTCATGCTCTTGTCTTTCCTCTAATACAGCAGCCATCTGCACGTTTGGAAGCTGAGGATACCTTGCCACCAGCTTTGTAATTCTTAGTGATATCACGGTTCATTTTACCTGTTCCCATGCCACCATTACCACTACCACCACCACTAGGTTTAGGTAGTCTACCCATATCCTGTAATCTTTCAGTATAGGTACGTGGGCGCTCAGATTCAACTTTTGCTCTTTGCTCTTCTGCCATTTTACCTATTTCAGCACGAGCACGTTCAGCCTTTTCTTTCTCAAGAATCTTGTCAAACTCACCAGGACCTCTTTTTTGGTCAGGGTTGTACTTCTCTTGCCCTTCGCCACTAAGAGGTTGTGTTGGTTCGACTGGCTTAACCATGATTAGGCTCTTGTCTTTCCACGAATTGCGCAGCCATCAGCCCGTTTAGAAGCAGATGATTTAACTGTACCACCAGCTTTATAAGCCTTAACCTTACCGCCTTTTTTCATGGTAAATTCACCAGCGCCAATGTCTTTACGAAGAGCATCAAGGGCAGAAGCAGAACCAGGTTTAGACGGATCAATACCGTAGTTTCTAGCATTGCCCATCTTCATATCTATATCACGGGACTCTGCACGGGCAGCACGTTTAGCAGCCAAAGAACCCGCTTTATCATAAGGCAACATTTTGGTTGCTTTGTCTTCTAGCATTTTAACTGTAGACGGTGCTGGTAATGCTTCACGACCAATAGTTTTTATACCCTTATTAACAACAGACTTGAGCATACCTTTTAACAAACCAGGACCAGGAACATAATTCTCAGGCTCAACACGCTCAAGACCTTGTTTCTTAACCAAGCTCTCCATACGAGTTTTGTACTCTTCTGGGGATTCTGGAGTTGGTCCAACAGCTTTTTTAGGAGTTGCAGTTACTGAGGTTTTAGTTACTGTTTTAGTAACAGGAGCAGTTAAATCGCGTGAAGGAGCAACCATATCTGCATCAATAGCATCAAAGTCACGCGAAGTAGTTTTTGGAGTTGTTTCATCAGGAACAGCTCTACGCATACGAGCCAAGATATATGGGTCTGTACGGTCTGCACCGCCTAACCATTCTTCTTGTGCAGCGCTAAAACCGCCTTCAGCAAACTTGCGCATTTTACGTTTCATGATTATTTAGCCTTTTTGCCCATCATACCGCCACCACACATGGTAATTTGTTTGCCTTTAGTTAAACCTTTTTTAGCAATACCGTTGGCAGAAGAACGGAATGTACCACCTTTAGCTAGCTTTAAAGTTGTACCTTTACCGCCTTTATGCTCTTGCATATCATGCTGTTTAAAAGCTTTTTTAATCATAGCTTTATCTTGCATTTTGTCCATTTTCATGTCTTCTTTCATATCGCTCTTAGCCATGCCACCACTCCCAAATTTTTTGCCTTTATCGGCGGTTAAAAAATGTTCCCCAACTGAGGATTTAATTCCAACTTTCTTAGCAAAAGCTGGGTTCTTGGCAATAGCAGCCATGAAATTATGTTGTTTTTTACTTACTGATGGCATTATTTCTTCCTAACCAACCTTGTACGGTATCAGTTTCATAGATGCGAATAGCAGTCCATACAATGGTGAACACCGCTGCGACGGCTGGTAATATATCCACGAGAGTTCCTAAAACTGTTACTAACGATAGGCCATCTACTATGTGCTTAATACCTTCGTCTATGTTGTTAAATGGGTCTTTCATCAGCATTTCCACCTTGCCAAACTTGCTGCCTTACGAGTAGGTTTACCGTTCTCGTCTTTCATAGGTCCAGGCATACCAGACATACGAGCACAGAACGACTTCTTACGTGGTCCGCCTTCAGGCTGTGGAGCCTTTAGATTAGAACCTGTAGCTGCATTATACTTTGCTCTGCCTTTGGCAGTGAGACCCGCACCTTTTGAAACTGGAAGTTTTTCACCACGACCAACTGCAAGAGAAGGAGTTTTTTTCTTGGTTGCCATTATGCAGCGTCCTTTTTAGAGTCTACTGGGCGAATCAGTGGATATAAAAACTCTTCACCGAAAGAACCCTCAAATTCTATTGTGCCCATGTGACCTAGTTTAATTGTAGGATCAATCCATACTTCAAACCCTTGCTCACGAGCACGGTCACAGAATAAATAATCTTCACCGATGTAGTTACCGTCTTTTAAAGCAAAGTCAAAGAAAGCAATCATTTCATCGCCAACTTTTTTCTCGTCATGGTAAACCCACTCTGGATGCGCTTCTTTTAAACTTTCAAATACTTCACGACGGATCATCATAAAAGCCGTAGCTACACGCTTAGCTCTTACTAAACCCATTTTATCCATTAAAATGCTGTCATCTTCATCTGTATCTAAAGTAGAGAAGTAAACCTGACCTTTTTTACG